ATCGTTTCTTGAACGTGTAGAAGTATCTCTAGGTGTAGTTTCTGGTGCTACATAACCTTCTCCCGGTCGTCTAACAATAGTATCATCTGCTACACTATAAGAGCCATGAGTACCAGCTATAATCTTATCTAGTACATCATCATCTATTTCTCCTGTGGTAGAACCTGCGGCAGTTGCAATATCTTGAAATTGTTTCTTTAAATTTTCATAACTTGCCATTACTGTCTTACCCCCTTGTATTCAAACTCTAAACTATCTATTTCAAATTTGTATGACGACTCAACTGCGAATGTTGCCTCTACAAATGTACCACGTTTCTTAATTGACCTCTTAGTTTCCATTAAATCTTGCCCCTTAAACTGTGCATAGTGTGTTTGACTTTCTCTCCAATTGCTTTCCATTAAATCTATTGTCTTACCATGACTATCATTATATACTATTAAATCTGCACTTGTACAATTAGTAAAATCACTTCCCATAGTTGCTTTAATCTTAACTCTTTGAATTGTAGTCTTAACATTTTGGAAGTTAAATCTTATAACTGCCTTCATATTTATATCTGAACCGTTATCACTTTGTCCTGATAAAAGTTCTAATATATTGGTAGTATCAGATGAAGAACCGTATAATCTGTTGTTAAATACTGCCATGTCGTTAAGTCCTATATCCCATACACCATCTATCGTTAATTGATTTCTAAAGTTAAATACTAATATACTATCTACATAATCTGTTGGTACTACTCCACTATTAAAACCAAAGTACAATTTACCGTCGTGATATTTTAAATATGAATTAGTAAAAGAACCTTCGTTTATATATGACTGAACAGTTGTAGTTAAAGGCTTTTGTTCTAAAGCATTTTCATATTCTGAACCTGATAAATAAACAAGTCCATCTTTTGTTACTAATGCTAGTATATTACCTTGATTGGTAGAACAAATAGCCATTGATTCATGGTTAGGTACTCCCTTATCATCTATCTGATAAACAACTGTATCATCGTCTGTACCGCCAAATATACTACCATTAACGAAAGAAGTGAAGTCATCACCGCTTACTACCAATTTACCTTGAAATGTCCTTAAACCTTTAATTTTAGCCGGAAATTGCATATAGTACGTTGCATCTGTAACTTCAAAAGCATTTAATGGGTCTGTTGCATCTGCACCATATGGGTCTGAATAATACAACCTTGTTTCATCTCCACTAGGTACAAAGAACATATATCCTTTGTGTTCATATATTATGTTAGGTGCTACTACACTTGAAGTTATATCAGTTACAGTTGTACCATCATACTTCTTATAACTTGTACCATCACAATAGTAAACATATTGTTTTAATTCTGTTGCAGTACCAGTGCCATCATTTTGTTGTCCTTGATAATTAACCCATCTTATTTTATTTCCTGTAAGTCCTGTGTCAAACTGTGTTGCGGTATCAAAGGAAGTTGTGTAGGTTATTGTATAGTCATTTAATGAACCACTATCACTATTATATCCATCTGAATAAAATTCAACTTTGACTTGTAAAAATCTTTTTAATGGTATGCTATCTCCGCTTGAATTTACAATAGACCAATCTCCAAAAGTTATACCATCATTACTACCTCTAACATATATTAAAGAATATGTGTTAGCAGTATTTGTTTCACTAAAACTTAAAGTATTTTGTACTGGTGTTTGACCTATATCAATAGCTTGACTTATATATTCTCTGTCGTGATTATTTACTATCCACAATTCATTTAATTGACCGTATGTGTACCTTCCTCTACCGTAAGAATAAAAACTACTAGCTTCTTGAAGATTATGAGAACCAGAATATAACGTAGTAGATGCTCTAGTTATAGATATATTGCTTTCAGTTACTATTATTTCAACTGTTCTTGTGTCACCACCAGATATAGAAGAAGCCTCTGAATAAACCTCGCTTCCACTTATTCTTATAGTAGTGTTTAAAACATCATTGTCAACAGACTCCATTACATAAATCAACTCGCCCGTATCTCCGCTAACAGTTACATATACGTATGAAACATCACCAGAAACAGTTTCTTCTTGCAGTTGTCTTTCATATTTAATGTTGTATGCTTTGGTTGGTGTAACAAAACTATAACTTTTTTCTGATACTTCAGATGGATAAGTTCCTGTAACCATATCATTATCATACTCATATTCTTTTGTGTATGTAACTGAATCACCAGAAGCTACAACATTTGTCAAAGTTCCTTCGTTAAAATCTGCAGTTGTTGTAACTACTTCTGTGCTAGCAGTACCACTTAACTTATAAGCACTTGTATCCGCACCAACTAACAAAGTATCTCCACTACTTAGTTGTGCAGTGTGTAAGCCTTTAGGATAACCAGTAGAACCTATATCTACTAAAGAGGCATAACCTAATCTCTTAGACAACCTTCCTTTAGATGTGTCTATATTGTAAGCAAAAGGAAGTACATTAGGACTTAAATTTTCATCTTCTGTATTTGTACCTTTGAAGTTATTAACTCTTAATACTTCCATTTTACCAACCTCTCTCCATTTCCGTTATATCGTAACCTGCTTTAGATGCTAAGCTATAAAGTCTATCTTCATACTCACTCTTATGTATTGCATAATCATCTGTCTGTCTATCTGATAATTCTATCCTTGATAAAGCATAATACCCTAATATATAAGGGTCATTTATTTCTATTGTTTCAGTAGTTTCCTTTATGTCTGTTGCTTTTTTCCAGTAGTAAATCTTCAATCCATCAGTTACATCTTTCTCTGGGTCAGATATAAATATAGTATCGTTCCATAAAACATATTGATAAAAACCTAAAATAGTTTCTTCCTTAACTCTTTCCATTTCAACATATACTGGTTCATCTACTGTTGTGTCATCACACCTGTATATTTCATGTAGTACATCTAAATCAGACGGAACTGTATATGCAGTTGTGCCAGAAACCAAATTTTGCAAATCTTTACTATATAAAAAAGTATAAGGTCTTATGTTGTTTAAGCATTCGTTAAAAAACAAAATCCATTTAGTGTCAGATATTTCAAAGTCTGTATTTTCATCTGGTTCATATATGTTATTACACCAATTTATTAGCTCGCTGACTAACATAAAAGCACCCCCAATTACAATTTGACACTAAAAAAATCATTCTATATATCCTAAGTTCTTTGCAATTTTCTCTAAAAGTTCATCTTTTTCAGCTCTTAACATTTTATTAAAACTCTTATCCTTCTTTACTTTTACAATACTTGGTTTCTTACCTTTTTTTCCTAAATATTTATCTAAATTTTTATATTTGCTCATTAGTATATCACTCCTTTGTCGATAAGAAGTTGTGTTAAATCTTCTACTACTAAATCCAATTCGTTGTTTTCTTGCTTCAACATTTCTATGTACTTATTTTTAGAAACTATTTCTTCATCATACTCGTACATAGTTCTTACACCATTTTCATCTTCTCTTTGTACTTCTTGTATGTTTGTATGTATTAATACTTTATCACCTAATATTTGTACTTCTTTAGGTTTTATATTACTTTCCGCCATTATTTAACCTCCTGTTAATAGATAGATTTTATTTATATACTTTTTGTAAAGGTTATAACTGTTGCAATGTTTCAACCAACCAAAATAACTCTGTATAGTGCAATTCATATTATAAGTAATACTTTTAAATTTATAAGCGTGTTTGAATATACCGTTTAATTTAGATTTCATATTTTTAAGTATAGACTTTCTAAGTATAACGTATTTAGGATATATTCTATAGCCGACAAAGTCTATACCTTCTTTTTCTATGTTTAGAATGGTGTGATTGCTTTTTATTTTTAATTCTAACTTGTTTTTCAAATAAATATGCATTTTATTTAATGCCTTATGCAACACATTTTTGTTATTAGATAATATAACAATATCGTCCATATATCTATAATAACATTTTAGTTTTAATTCTTCTTTACAAAAGTGGTCAAAGTATGATAAGTAAAAATTACCAAAATATTGTGATGTATAATTTCCTATTGGTATCCCGTTCTCTATTGATTCAATTATATCATCTAGCAAATATAATGTATTTTTGCATTTAACTTTCCTTCTCAACAATCTTTTTAATATGTTTTGTTTTATATTCGGAAAATATTTCTCAATATCTAATTTTAAACAATACTTATATCCTTTATTTAACTTCTTTTTAATTCTTTTTAAGGCTAGATGACCGCCTTTTTTAGGTATAGCTGCATAAGTGTCATATATAAAAGTTTTTAAAAACATTTCTTCTAGTTGTAACATTAATGCCCAATGAACAATTCTGTCAGGATAAAAAGGTAAATCGTATATTTTTCTTTCTTTACCTCTGTCGTTTATTGTATATATTTTATATTCGCTAGTAGTATATTCTTTTGATTTTAACTGCAAATGCAATTCTTTTAACAGTCTTTCTTTGTTATCTTCAAAATGTTTTATTTCGTCTTTTTTAGAATCGTTTTTTACCGCTTTTATACTAGCTAACTCTAAATTTTCATAACTAATTATTTTATCATATATATTGTTTATTCTTTTCATATTGTCCTTTTCTTTGTTGTTTTTTTGTTGAGTTTTCAATTTAATTACTAACACAACATCATTGTTCGTCTATATTTTGGCAAGAGCCAAGGCTTCTACATCACCTGTCTGCAAAAACAAAGTACGTGTGTCAATATTCGAATTGGTATTAGAAGTAACATTATTCAAATTCAAATTGAAAGTGTCAGTATTCGAGTCATTATTCCAATTACCACCAAATGTAAAAGACAGTGTTAATGTAGTCCCCTGTGTCGTTATTTGTAACAAAGTCGCGCGCCAAAAATCGAACTGGCAGCAGAAGCAACACTACTCAAAGCCAAACTGAAAGCGCCAGCAATCGAGCCATAATACCAATAACCACCAAATAAACATATGTTAATTTCAGTAGCATCATGTGCATATAAATAATCCGTCAAATAAGTAGTGCTTGAACCGCCAACGGTATTTGTCATGTAAGCAAAATCAAAACTTGTTAAGTTTTCAAAATTACTACCGTATCCATCTGTTGTTATAGGAGTTGAGCTTATGTGACTATAGTTAGTACCACCATCATTGTAGTTGTCTATATCTTTGCTAAAATAATAACCGTCATCTTTGGTTAAAATACCATCTATAAACTTCCATACATTACCGTAAAAGTTTTCTACCCCACGATAAGACATAGGTTGTGTTGTGTCATAAACAACTTCACCACTGCCGTTGCCTAACGAAATTGTTTTGCCTGTATCAACTTTTGCACTATAATCAGTTATACCTTCCGACAGTACATTTTGCGAGTACATATCCCCGTACTCTACTAAATACAACATTTGCAACGCTGTTAAACTTGTATAGTCCAGTAATCCCCAGCCACTACCGTTAGCCTGTGCCTGTGTTCTAAAGGTTCCTATTGTTTGAGAAACAGTTGGTGAGACTCCACTCTTACTTTCAAGAGTACCCCCGTTGTTGTACGCTTCGTATGCACCCACATATATAAAATCTTTTTCTATACCGCCATCTACAAATGCAGGGTGTACTTTATATCCAGTAACTTTTACAGGGCTAATATACCATTCCCAAATATTATCGCTTGTAGTGTCATATATTGTCTTATAATAAAATTTAGGTATCTCGACCATTACTTGTCCATTGCTACCATCATCTGCATATCCACTATCGCCGTAATATGCGTTTACTGTGCCATCAGTTTGTATGTTGCAACGTCTAATGCCTTTCCAAGGATAATAGTCGCTAAAATCACTGTTGTGTGGACTTGAACTGTTATCTACTGATAATCCAAAAGCTTTTCCTAATCTTGTGTATGAGTCTGTTGTTTGATTCCACTCTAGTCCAAAGTAAGGAACTTCTAATTCAGTTATTCTTTCTTCATGGTCGTCAACGGTTGAATTTAAACCGCCATTACCATTAAATCCAAATGTATTCATTAAATCACCTCCTATTTTACCAATAAAACTTTGCCACTCACTAATTTACAAGAAGTTATCTTGCCAGAAAAAACAAACCCTGTGTAAAGAGTTCCCCAATCTGAACCAGTTGCTAAAGTCGTATCATCGTTATTGGTGTATTCAGTTGTTAACGTTGTAAAAACTGCATCTTCTAATACTATAAGCATTCTAAAAACGCCGGTAATCTCTGTAGTGTCAGTTAATAATATGCCACCTTTTTGTCCGTATCCGGTTACTGTTAAATCTGCTTGAGCTTGTTGCAGTGAACTAGACATAAATTATTCCTCCTTTAAGTAAATATGCTTTATCTTTTTTACTAACTCATCTTTTGTTAATTTCCAATACTCATTTATTTTTAACGGTTCTGCTATTTTAAATAACTCCGTTCTTTTCAACTTTTCCATTTCTTCAATAGTTATATCTTTACCTTCATATCTTAATGGTGGTAAATCACCAGTCTTATATCTACGTTTCATTCTTTCAGCAATTCTTTCATCATCAACTCTTAGTATCCCATCTTTATCAAATCTTAATAATTTAGGTCTGCCTAATCTTTTACCAAATTGTTTTTTTCTTTGCACTTTAACTAACTCAAATGGTTTTCCATAAAATATCATTTAATCACCTCTTACTTTGAATAAGGGGTAGTTTTACCTACCCCAAACCCATATTATTGTGTGTCTATATCCGATTCTAATACTTCAACTGTCAATGCAGCATTTGTTAATAATGCTTCACCACTTGCTGGTGTGAAAGTAATTTCTACTTCACCATTATCGTTGATATATTTTCCTAAGTCAAGTTTTGTTATATATGTTCCTGCGGCTAATGTTTCTACATAATCCTGTCCAGAGAATACTCTATTTCCGGCAGCTACACTCATAGTAGCACCAGATTCAGTATAAACTCTAATAAGTATTCCACTAGCAGCAGCAGTAGGTGTATAAGTAAATACCTCTGCGGTGTCTACTGTTGTTTCGGTTGCGGCGTTTGAAGTTACCGCTCCTACATCGTCATATGCAGTTACCTGCGAATTAGTAATTGTTACAGCCATCTATATTACCTCCTATATTTTATTAATCTATATTAAACTGCTGTTTCTGCTGCGTAAGTTAAGGACATTCTAACCATATGTTTAGGTTGAACAACTTTAGCACCAAATACGTGTAATCCTCTTACTGCGGTAGCAAAAGAAGTTTCTCTTCTAACATCTTCTGTGTTCATTATTTGTTGTGCAAATGCAATAGCGTCACCAGAAAGTGCAAGACATTCTGTTGCAGCACTTCTAGATGCAGCGTTTGTTAGGTTGTTAGACACATAAATCTTAAATCCTAAGTAGTCAGCCCATGCTAATCCACCAGTACCAGATTTAATACCATCATTGATTGAGAATACTACACCTGCTAATTCAAGTTTAGCTCTAACCCATGGTGATATAATTAGGTATCTACCTTGTTGTGGTACGTTCTGCTCGTCTAAGTATACTCCTGCTTCTGATATGTCAGATATAATTGTAGAACTATCACAAGTAGCATCAGTTACAGTATTAGCTGCTTCTGCATAAAGTCCAAGTATATATTGGTCGCACTTATTTGCTAACTCATAAGCTGCTCTTTGTGCTTGTGAATTTTTAAGATCTACATTAGCCTGTGCTGCGTCAATATCCTGTACGTTAAATGCAAAATAGTTTGCTTGGTCTATAACCATAGCAACTTGCTCATCACTAAGTTCTTCATATGATACAGTACCAGAATAAGAATTAACTGTTACATCGCCCAAACTGTTGAAAAATACAGTATCACCCTTTTGTTTAATCTCACCATCATAATTCATATTGGCAATTTGCTTACCAACTAAGTTGTTTTCTAATTCTCTAATTACCTTTGCGTTCCATATTTGCGGTATAAAATTGGATACAGTGCTCATCTATATTACCTCCATTATTTTTGTAGTTTTTTTAGGGATTTAGTTACCTTATCCCAATTCTTTAGCATATCCTGTTCAGACATACTTTTAAGTTGTTCCTCTGTGTAGAACTTAGACTCTACGTTTGATTTAGATTTATTCTTTGGTGTTGTCTTTTGTTTGTTTTCACTAAGTTCTGCCATTAAGGACTTCTTTGTTTTATCTAATTTGTCA